TGATGCTACAGCCCTAGCTATTGCGTTAGGATAATGCTTGACAAACAAGCAAAAATAATGTATAATTAACACAACAAGGAAAGACAAATGGCAAATACATTTAAATTAACTACGAGGGATGTTGCTCCTGCAAGTTCAGGAACTCCTGAAGAAATATATGATTGTCCTGATAACATTACAGCTATTGTTCTTGGATTAACATTAGCAAATGTACACACCTCTCAAGTTACAGCATCTGTTACTTTAGTAAGTACAACAAATCAATCAGGTTCAACACAGAATACTACAGCACATCTTATTAAAGATGTTCCAATCCCTGTAGGTTCAACAGTAGAAGTAATGTCTGGAAATAAAATTGTTTTAAATGCAGACGATAGGTTAAAGGTTGATTGTTCTGTAGCTGATAAAGTTTCAGTAACATTAAGTTATATGGAGATAGATGTCTAATGGGATACCTAGGTAAAGAACCTCGTAAAGATGGTGGCAGTTTAACATTAGGTGCTACACTTGATGTTAATGGTAATGAGGTAGTACTTGATGCTGATGCCGATACTTCTATTACAGCAGATACAGATGACCAAATAGATATTAAGATAGGTGGTACAGATGAAGTAACATTGTCATCAAGTGGTATAGTTATTAATGAAGGAAGTAATAATAGAGACTTTAGAATAGAATCAAATGGCAAAGCCAATATGTTTTTTGTTGATGGTGGTGATGACTCTGTAGTTATAGGACATAATGCTAAAATAACTGCTGTAGGTAGTTTAGATGCAAACCTTCAACTTGTATCAGGCGATGCTCAACCATCATTGGACATTGTTTGTTTTTCAGATAATGCTAATCACAGAGGGCAAGTAACATTTAGTAAATCTGCAAGTGATACTATTGGAACAGGTGCTGCTGTAGGAACTTCTGACCTTATTGGTGATATTGTTTGGGGTGCACATGATGGAACGGATTTTGCTAACGAAGTTGCTTTTATTAGAGGTAGTATAGATAGTGCAGGTGTTGGTGCAAACGACACAGGTGGTAAACTACAATTTGGCACATCTCCTGATGGTGACAACTCTGGTCAAGCAAGAATGGTTATAACAAATGAAGGTAATGTATTTACTGGTTCTTTAAATAATGTATTTTCTGGTGATGATAGGTATGGAGCAAACTTTTTTACAAGTGGTGAAAATTCATTTAGTTCAAATGTTGCTAATACTATTTATGTCAATAGAGATAATAATGATGGCGATTTAATGCAATTTCATAGGGCGAGAAGTCAAGTAGGAAATATATCAGTTAGTAGTGGCACAGTTTCTTATAATGCCTTCACTGGCAGTCACTGGTCAAGACTAACAGACAACTCTAAACCAACTATTTTACAAGGAACTGTAGTTGAAACAATAGATGAAATGTGTGATTGGTATCAAGTTGAGTTTACTGTTACAGAAAAAAATGAAGATGGGGAAGATGTTGACGTAGTTAAAAAACATTCAATAACTTTACCTAATGGTAAAAAAGAAGGAGATACTATTTCCTATACTGTTCCTGAAGGAAGTCCTGCATTGATAGACAAAAATGATGTAGGTAAAACATATTCTGGAAAATTAATAAAAGAAGATGATTTTAAACACGTTAAATGTAAAATATCAGATACAGCAGACTGTACAAACGTATATGGTGTGTTTTCAAATTGGGATGATGATGATGACACAGTTAATGATATGTATGTTAATGCAGTTGGAACATCCGTTGTAAGAATACATAAAGACCAAACAGTTTCTAAAGGTGATTTATTAACATCAAATGGTGATGGCACAGCCAAGAAACAAGATGATGATATAATTCGTAGTAAAACTATTGGTAAGGTTTTAACAAATATTAAACAAGAAACATATAGTGATGGTTCTTATACAGTGCCTTGTGCGTTGTATTGTGGTTAAGGAGAAATAAATGCCATACATAGGAAAATCCCCAAGTTTTGGAGTACGAAATAGATTTGTATTTACGCCTGATGCAGGTGCTACTTCTGTTAGTAGTACAGATGATAATGGGTCAACTTTAACATTTACAGATGGTGCATTTGTTGACGTGTATCTTAATGGTGTTTTGCTAAAACCAACGACAGATTACAATACAAACACAGCTAACACGATAGCAGGATTAACAGCAACTGTAGCAAATGATGAGGTTACTGTAATTGTCTATGATGTATTTGCAGTAGGCGATACAGTTAGTGCTGTAAATGGTGGTACGTTTAGTAGTGCTGTAACAGTTACAACAGAAGATAATAACCCTCAACTTACTCTTGTTTCCACAGATGCAGATGCTGTAAGTGGTCCTATTTTAAGATTATATAGAAATTCAAGCAGTCCTGCCGATAATGATTCTATTGCTCAAGTTCGTTTTGTAGGAAGAAATGATAACTCACAAGATGTTACATTTAGCCGTATAGATTCTTTTGTGACTGATGTATCTGATGGTACAGAAGATAGTGATTTAACTTTAAGAAATATGGTTGGTGGCACTCTTTATAACATGGTAAATATTGGTGCTACTGAAATTGTAATAAATGATGAAAGTCTTGATGTAGACTTTAGAGTTGAAGGAAATTCATTTGCTAATTTACTTAAACTTGATGCTTCAAGTGATACTATAGGAATTGGAATAGCAACACCTACTTTTGCAACAGGTAGAGGGATGCATTTTACAGATGATTTTCATATAGGATTTGGTACAGGTAATGGTACAAGACCAGACTTTCAATTAGGATATGATTCTACTAATACTAGATTATCATTTAAAATGGGTACTGGTTCGGATGATTCAGATGCTATTTTTACAACAGGTGGTAGGTTTAGTATTGGAACAACTAATGCCACAGCAAGAATAAATGTTCAGTTTGCTCATTCGGCTTCAGAACAAGGAATTAGAATTACACCTGATTCAACCACTGCTACAATGATACGATTTGATAATTCAAGTGGCACTGAAGTTGGCACAATAACCTCTAGTGGTAGTTCTACTGCATATAATACGTCTTCAGACTATAGATTAAAAGAAAACGTATCTTATAATTGGGATGCAACATCAAGATTAAAACAACTAAAACCTGCAAGATTTAATTGGATTGATGATGATACAAATACTTTGCTAGATGGTTTTATTGCACATGAAGTATCAAGCATTGTTCCTGAATCTATTACAGGAGATAAAGATGCAACTCAAGATATTGGAACAGTTAAAAACTCTAAAGGAGTAGTTGTAAATGAAGGTGTTCCTAAAGGTTCAACTGATACAGAAAATGGTGAAACTTGGACAAAAACAGGAACAGGAAACGTATATCAAAGTATAGACCAAAGTAAACTTGTACCATTATTGGTTAAAACAATACAAGAGTTAGAAGCTAGAGTGACAGCATTGGAGGAGAAATAAATGGGAAGAGCAAGAGATAGAGCAAGTGCAGATTTAAATGGTCAAGAGTTTATTCTTGATGCAGATGCTGACACATCTATATCGGCAGATACGGATGACCAAATTGATATTAGAATAGCAGGTGCTGATGACTTTCAGTTTACTGCAAATACCTTTACTGCTCAATCAGGAAGTACAATAGCTGCACAGGCTTTGACTGCAACGACTGTTACAACAAGTAGCACTATAGATGTTCAAGGTAATGAAATAATTCTTGATGATGATGGTGACACGTCTATTACAGCAGACTCTGATGATACTATAAACTTTAAAGTTGGTGGAACAGATAGAGTTACAATGGATGTTAATGGTGATGTTAGAATAGACACAGGTGATATATTTTTTGCTACAGCAGGAAAAGGTATATGTTTAGGTGCAACCACAAATGCAGATGCTAACACACTTGACGACTACGAAGAAGGAACTTGGACAGCTTCACAATCTGTAGGTGGAAACTCATCAATATCTGCATCTGACCAACAATATGTAAAAGTAGGAAGAATGGTACATATTAGTCTTACAATTTCTTTTAGTGGAAGTGATACTGATAGAGTTTCAATAGCTGGACTTCCATTTACTGCAACAAATTCAGCAGCAATTTCTACATTTTTTGCTGGAAATGCTTTTAGTGATTTTAAAGTGCTTGTATCTGGAAATACTATGCTTGGAAGTAATACAGGAGGTGATGCAAATTACACATCTGTAAATGGTATGACAGCACGATTTAGTGGCACTTATATGGCAACAGCGTAAAGGAATACTCTAGTGGATTGCTAGAGTTGGAAGCCTAAAAAGGAGAAACAATATGGCACAAGGCGATATAACTAAAGAAATAGAATATGATAAAATTGAAGTTGTAGGTGGTTGGCATATACAAGTCCGACAAGCAACAAAAATGATGGAAGAACAGGCAGATGGTTCTAAAAAAGAATTAACTCGTACCTTTCATCGTCATGCTTTAGCACCATTTATTTCATCAAAAGATAGTGATGGTAAGTGGACACATACTGCTACAGATTTAAGTGGTGAGGATGCTAGTGTAAAAGCTATAGCTGAAGCAGCTTGGACTGACACAGTTAAAGCTAATTATAAAACATTTACAGAAAGTCAAGATAGCTAATGGAAATAAGCCCAATACTATTTTGGAATGGTGTACTTACACTCGTAATAGCACCTGCTATATGGATGTTTCGTAGTATGCTTTCTGAGATAAAGCGGCTAGATATACTCCTCAATAAGACACGAGAAGAGTATGCCAAACGTGATGATGTTAAAGAAGATATGCATGACATTATGGATGCTATGCAAAGACTAGAAGATAAATTAGATAAGATATTAATAGGTAAAAAATAATGGCTATATTCAAAGCGTTTAAACCTGAAGGATTAGCAAAAATTGCTAAGTCTATGGGGTATGAAGGTAATTTAGATAACTTCTCTAACTTTATAGAAGAGAGTCCTGAAAGACAAGAAAAAGCTATTAAGATGGAACAAGCTGCAAAAATGATGGCAGGTGGTTTAATACGTATGCAAGAAGGGGGTGTTGCAAAACCTGGAGTTGAAATGACTCCCACGAAACCTAGAGTTGGTGATGAAACACTTCCTCCTACAACACAAACAATTCCTCAACAAGCAGTGCCACAACAAGAATTTAAACAAGTAACAAAGGCTGTACCTGAGTTTCAAATAAAAGGAACTGATTTTAAATTTGGTTCAGAAACAGAGTTTGACAACTTTAAAAAACTTAATCCCCAATATGCAGACACAAGTTTCTCTGACCTCTTACAGAAAACTACAGAACAAACGGGAGACCCCAACATAGCAGACATATCAGCACAGATGTTGTCTGACCCTGGATTACCGACTGGTGCTATAACTCAAGCTGCACAAATGACTGAACAACCTGACCAAATGATAGCTGAAGGAACAGGTCAACTTGACCCTAGAACAGATGTTACAGCGACTGAAGCCACTACTACATTAGCTACAGTTGAAGGGGAAAAAGAAGCAAATAAGATGACAGCTGCTGAAACTGCACAAGGAGTACAAACTGCCTTAGATGCAACTCAAGCACAACAAGTAGACCCATCTGACCCTAAGAGTCAAGTTATAGCTGCTGAACAAACAACTTCATCTGTAGGTGATTTAACAGCTGCTCAAGGTAAACATATTGAATTAGAAAATCCTGTACAAAGAGAAATACAAGATGGAGAACTAATTAGTGGTGCGGCTGATGCAGAAAAAGCTGCTAAGTTTACAGAACAGATACAAGCTGCTACTGCTACACCTTCTGAAAAAACAATGGTTCAAAACCAACTTGCTGGTTTAACTCAAGACTTTGATGCAACTAATCCACCACCTTGGGCTGCAGGTGCATTACGAGGTGTCATGGCTGCTATGGCTCAAAGAGGTTTATCTGCTTCTAGTATGGCAGGTCAAGCTATGGTACAAGCTGCCCTAGAATCTGCATTACCAATTGCTCAAGCAGATGCATCAACACAAGCAAGTTTTGAAGCACAGAATTTAAGTAATAGACAACAGATGGCAGTGTTGGCCGCTAAGAATAGAGCTGCATTTATTGGACAAGAGTTTGACCAAGCCTTTGAAGCAAGAGTTAAAAACTCTGCACGTATAGCAGATGTAGCTAATCAAAACTTTACAGCAGAACAGTCAATAGCTTTAGAGAATAGTCGTGCTGCAAACACTATGAATTTAGCTAATCTAAATAATAAACAAGCTCTTGTTATGGCAGAAGCTGCGGCATTATCTGATTTAGATATGGCTAACTTAAACAATAGACAACAAGCTGCTGTACATAATGCACAAGCATTTATGCAAAGAGATATGGCTAACTTAACTAATAAACAACAAACTGAAATGTTTAAGGCACAACAGAAAGTACAAGCTGTATTTACAGACACAGCCGCAGAAAATGCTGCTCGTCAATTTAATGCAACATCACAAAATCAGACAGACCAATTCTTTGCTAATCTAAAAACACAAACAAGTCAATACAATGCTTCACAGTCAAATGCACAATCACAGTTTAATGCAGGTGAAGCAAATGCAATGACTAAGTTTAATGAAGAAATAGATAATCAACGTGACCAATTTAATGCAAACAATCAACTTGTAATTGCACAAAACAATGCACAGTGGAGAAGGCAGATAGCTACATCAAATACAGCTGCTGTTAATAGAGCTAATGAAATAAATGCTTCTGCTGTGTTAGAAACATCTCGTGATGCATATGATAATCTTTGGAATTACTATCAAGATAATATGGAAAATGCATGGACAAGTGCAGAGAAACAATTAGACAGATATCAAGAGTTAGCCATAGAACAAATAAGAGCAGACAGAGATATTGATATGGCAGCTATGGCAGACCAAGGTGCGGCAGGTGCAGCTCTTGGTAATATGTTTTCAATATTGGGTGCAGGATTTTTAAAATCTAAATTCCCATTTTAAGAAGTGAGATATATTTATGGAAACTAATCCAGCAATTAGAGTATACAATACTATTTTAAATATAGCAGATACTATACGTGAAAAGGATGATGATAAAGAGCTTCCTAAGAATGGGCTATTATCACCAAGAGGAAAGATGAGCAATGAAGAACCTGAACAAGTAGAAGATAGTCCAGCGTATAGAGTCGCTTTATATTTTAATCAGATAAGAGAAAAAAGAGAATTATTGAAAAATGGCAGAAATAGATAGAGAACCATCCTTTAACGCACCTATTCCAGGTCAAGCTATGACAGCAGAGCTAGGCAGTAGACCTTGGCAAAGACCCCCATTGTATACAACAGTTGAAGAAGCTATACAATTCTATGTTCCTAGAATGAATGATGAGGAGTTTTCTGACTCTCTCGTTGAAGCACTAGAGATGGGTATACCTGTATCTGCTGTTGCTAATGGATTACAGCTATCTAATGTTATGGATGGTAAACATAGTGCTGACGTAGGTATATTAGTTATGCCTGTCTTAATGGAACTAATGATGTTATTAGGTGACACAGCAGGTATAGAATATAAATCAGGTCTTGAAGAAAAACCTAAAGAGTCAAGGATGATATCAAAAGCTATACGTACTATGAGACAAGAAGAAACACAAGAGCCTGTTGTTGATTTAGAAATGGCTCAACCTATGATGACAGAAACAACAGAAGAACCTCAAGAAGAAATGGAAGAAGAGCCAAAAGGTTTAATGGCTAGGAGAGCGTAATGGCAATATTTGGTATTGGTGCAGGTAAGATATTAGCGGGAGTTGTAGGGGGTGCTTTACTAGGTAAAGGTGCAAAAAGTAAAGACCCATTTACAAGAGGATTTGTTCGTGGTTTTGCTGGAGAAAAAAAAGGTCAAGGTGTTTCAGGTATGTTACTTGAAGATATGGAAAGAACACAAGAAAGAATAGATAGAATTGCTGATTACAAAATACAGAGACAACAGAAAGACCAAGAAAGATACGACAAAGAATTTAGAGAAGCTACTGAAAAAATTAAAGGTATTGCAGGTAAAGTAGGTGGTGTTGATGGTGCAGAATATCTTGTAAGAAACTATGGTTTAACTGGTGCTGAAGAACAAGCAACTAAGATACAGAACCTTATGGAAATATATGATGTATCTCCAGAGTTTGCTACAAAAGATGAGAACCAAACAACCATCAATGACCTAGCAAAATTTTCTACTACAGCCCCAACGCTAACTAAAGTATCTGATATTAAAGATGATAGCTTGTTTGGTGCAATGGGTATGCAAAGAAACATAGGTGCAGAAGTTCAAAATAAAATAGACTTAGCAGCATCTCAAATAGCAAAGGGTGCAGACTATAATGTTGACTTAGGAGATATGCCTACACTAAGTGGTAATCTTGATTTAGGTATGCAGTTAGACCCTAAAGCTGAAGTATTAAGATTAACTAATATGGCTCTCAAGAAAAAAGAATTGGGAGATGATGATGGTTATAAAAAAATAATGGCAAAAGCTACTACTCTAAATACAGTTATTAAATCTGTTGAAAATCCTAAGTTACTCACAGAGTCTGGGGGTAGACAAATTACAAATATGTTTAAACAACATATGCTTCAAAATTCTGGTGTTGAAGGAGAATATAAAGTTGGTACAGATGGTTTGGAGCTTATACCAACAACGGATACAGCTGCAGCTATTGGTTCAGTAACATCTATGTCAGCTAAAGTTGCATCAGTTTATGGAAAAGCTATCGAAGCAGGTATGAAACCCTACGATGCTATCGGTCCTATAATGGCAGCATTGGAAGAAAATAAAATGCCTAGTCTGAAACAAAATGATAATGGAGAATTTGAGATAGTAGTTGAGGGCAAAATATTTCCAAATGGTTTTAAAGGTGGTACTGGTGCATTTGCATTTGTTGACCCTAATCAACAGAGTGGTCAAACAATCGGTGGTACAAGCACTACAACATCATTAGCTGCTTTAAAAGCACAATTTAATAATCCTTCAACTAGCAATGTTGATAGACAAGTTATACGTTCACAAATAGGTATACTATACCCTAACTTTACCCCTAAATTTAATCCTAGGGGAGACCAAATAATTAATTAATTATGTACAATCTCCAAGAAAAAATTGATAAAGATAAATTACTTGCTGATAATGATTTCATCAAGGATGCTTCCTATTTTTTAGTTGATAGAGTTGGATATGAAGCAGATGACCTATCAACTAAAGAAGATATATACGATGCATACATGGAACACTTTCGTTATCAAAATGTAAATGAAATTACTGCTGTAAACGATATGATTTATGCACAAAATGCAGATAAAACTTCTCGTGATAGGTTTGGTCGTTTGATGGATACTTACGATAAAATGGATAGTGACTTTGGTCTTAAAGCTGCAGGTGATTATTTAGGTGGTGTACTCTTTGCACCATCAACTTATGCAGGTATAGTTACAGGTGGTGGTGCAAAAGCTGGTGCATTAGCGGCACAACAAGGTGTTAAGCTAGGTATACGTCAGATATTAAAACAAGGTGCAAGTGGCAAAGCATTAAGAAGTGCCGCTGTACAAGGTGCTGTTAGAGCAGGTGCAGTTGAAGGTGCAATAGGTGCTGGACAAGTAGCCGCACAAGAACAAGTAAGAGTAGATACTGGATTAAAAGAAAACAAAAGTGTAGGTAATATTTTATTTGGTGGTGCATTAAGTGCCGTACCAGGGGCTGCATTTGGGGCTGCAGCTCAAGCTCAAAGGGCTGTTGTAACTAATGTAGCCGAAAGAACAGATATTATTTCAAAAAAGAAAATGGCTCAAAAAACTTTAAGAGCTAATAAAAATATAACAAAAGAAACAGTAGAGAGTGCTGAACACGGTCAGTTAACACAAGAAATATATTCAGGATTAAAAGGTAGATTAGCACTAGAGGAAACTATACCTGAAGAATTAGCAAGGGGAAAAGATTTAAAAGCAGAGTTTGCTAAACAACTAGACCCACTTGATAATGATTTTAATGTTCAGCTTGAGTTAAAACAATTACAAAATATTGCAGCAGCAGGTGCTAAGTTAATAAGTAAATATCCTCCTATAAAAGATGGAGAAGCATTTACATCAAGAATAGTTAGAGCATTAAATTCAGGAAACTTAGACGTAGAAGATATTCAAAAAATAGCTGACAAACACGGTATCGCTTACAGAGATATTGGTGCATTATTTAGTGCAGAGTTATCACAAGGTGCTTCACTTATGGGTACTGTTGGTGCATTAAGTAGAGCAGAAGGTAAAAGCCTTTTAAAAACATTAGATAGTATAGATGCTAGATTAGTTGATGCAGGTGACACAGTAACTTCACAAGCTAGAAAAACATTAGAAGAAAAGCTAGGTAAAAATACTTTAAGTAAAGCTACTGAAGTTATGTCAAATATTAATAAGGCACGTATTGGTGCTATGACAATTCAGTTAGCAACAACAACTCGTAATACAACAAATGGTTATATGCGTAATTTTATTTACGCTTTTGATAATCTTGGTGCAGGGTTATATAATATAGTTCGAGAACCACGAGTAACAAGAAAGTTACTAGAAAAAGCACGACAACAAGGTGAAACATTTGGTAAAGGCAAAGAAAAAATTACTGATGAATTAATCAAAAGAGAATCTCAACGTGCTGTTAATTTAGGTAAGGCACAATTAAGAATAGGTGCTGAAGCTATAATATTTAAAGATTTGATGTTTGGATTTGACACTGCTACAACAACTACACTAACAAAGCTAATGCAGAATCCAGCGTTTAAAAAATCAGGTACTGCTCAACGATTATTTATGCAGATGGGAGATGTAGCAAATCATACTGGTGATGAAAACTCTATGATTCTAAAAGCAGCAAGGTATGCTAACTTTTTAAATACAAAATCAGATAATATGTTTAAACGTGCTATATTTTCAAGAGAAGTAGATAAAGCATTAAGAGCTGGAACTTATAAAAATCCTGAGACAGGTGAAGTAATAAAATTTAAAAATGGATTAAGTGACTTTTTAAAAACAGGAAGGTTTGGAGATTTAGATGAAAGAATAATTGGTAATGCTATGGAAGAAGCATTAGACTTTACTTATCAAACTTCTAAATTTAGAGGTAAAGAAGGAGTATTTAATTCAGCTGCAGCTACGTTTATAGAAGCAACAAGTCCTGGAACTATGGTTGGAAATGTGGGTTCTACATTTATTCCTTTTCCAAGATATCTTGTAAATCAATTTAGATTTTTTTATGAACACGCTCCTATTGTGGGTATGTTTGATTTCGGTACAGGAATATTAAATAAATCAACAGGTGCTGAAAAATTTGGAAAACAAATAGGAGGTTTTGTAGCTTTAACAGGTTTATATGCTATGAGAGATTTTCATGGGGATGATACAACAGGACCTTTTGAATATAAAAACCCATATGGTAGGGGGCTTGTAAATGCAGAAGCAGCATTAGGACCTTTTTCTACTCACGCTTTTATGGCAGATTATATATATCAACTAATGAATTATGGTCCTAAAGTATTTGATTGGCAACCTGATGAAAGAAAATACCCAACTAAAAAACCTGAATTTAATGGAAGAAATTTTACTAAGTCACTTGGTGGTGGTCAGTTTAGACCAACAGGTTTAAATCTTGTTGATGGTTTTTTTGATGAGTTTTCACAGTTTAGAGATGATAATAAATTTTCTCTTCAGTTACAAGAAAGGGCAGCTAATTACATAGGTAACCTTTTTAACACATTTACTGTAGGGGGTGGTATGTTAAAGGATGTCGTTGCAACATTAGACCCTGAGTATAGAGTTGTTACTGACAGTAGAGATATAAAATTTTTACCATATGTATTTAAACAAGCTACACGTTCATTCCCTTATACTCCTAGTTTAGATAGACCTATGCAAGAAAGTCCTACTAGAACAGGGGGGATAAAAGTTATGAACCCATTTATGAGACAGATTACAGGGCTTACACAACAAGAAGAAAGAACAGCAATTGAAAGAGAACTTGATAGATTAGGCTTTACGTATCCACAAATTGCACCAACTAAAATATATAATGACCCTGATTTAAATAGAGAAGCTAAAGGTAGAATGGGTAAGTATGTAGAAGAAGCATTACAACATTATATATTAACAGACAAAGTATACAACGGTTTACAAAATGATATTGAAAAAAAGGATTTGTTAAAAGAAAGATTAAATTTATTAAGACGTAAAGCTAAAGATGAAATACTTGACCCTAATAGATATATAACAGACGAAGCAAAAGAAAGAGTAGCTCGTGCTAAGTACTTTCAATTTAGTTCTAAAAAAAGAGAAATGGTTAACCTATATTATGAAAGAAAGACAGGCAATACAATAGGTGAAACAAAAGATTATATAGGTGCTTTATTTATAGCAGATGAGTTTAATCTATAAAAAATTATTCAATGCCCAATCGTTGGCACAATTACATATATCATTTAATAATCCCATAAAGGCCGCATAGACAACAATAAAAATGACTAATGCATATGATGTACGCATTAGCCATTTAAATAATAAGCTCACTTATTTTTTCTTTTCAGTAGTTTCTTCTTGTGGCTTCTCAGGTTTAGTAAAATATTTAATGAGAACTTCTAGCTTATCATTGTAGTCTGCTATTCTACCAAGCTCAACTTCAATAACTGCTTGTATATCTTGATGCTCTGCTTCCCCTATTCCTGCAGGATTATTTAATAATACTTCCACATTAGATATGTGTTTATTAATCATACCTACGTAGTAGGTTCTTGCTGCTCCAATTAGTAATTCTCTCATTATTTTCTCTCCTTTTTAAAAATTGTCTTTATATAAAGCTCGTCAGATGGGTGCAACCCACCGTTGTGGTATGATTGCACCTGATTTTTATTTACCCAATCTAGGGCTTCTCTCTCAAAGACTGAAAGAGGTTTAGGTTTTTTTCTAATTTTAAGCCATGTTTTTACCCTCATAGTTACGTTTGTTTCCCAATCTTTCATTTTTCTTTACCTTTTTAAGATTATCAAAGTAAGCTACGTTATATCCACGTAACCACTCTCTATATTGCATCGTGTTAGGATGCAAATTTCCAGGAAGTCTTGTTCTCTTAGGGTCTTTTCTAAAGGCATCATACCCCCATTGGTATTGTATTCTTAAAGGGGCATCATATTTAGCTAAACCTTTATACCTTTTTGTCTTCATTCTTATCTCCTTTAAATGCTTTAATTACATCTGATGAAAATAATTTTTGAATATTCAATAGGTACATACGAGATGCATTGTTGTCTCCTCCATTAACTATTTTTTTGTAGTCTAAGTTATCAATTATTTTTTTAAGGCTTTGTGTATTAAAGACAAGAGTACAGAATGTATCATCTCCAATACAGAGATTGTGAAACCAGTAATCTGATTCCGTACTGTTGATGCCACTTGCCTTTCCATAAGACTCAAACTCAACTGCGATATTACCTGTCTTCTGCCATAAGTTTCTTTCACTTTTTACCTCTATCTTTTTATCTTGTAGCATCTCTGCTATCTGTTGTTCTCTAACTTTCCCATATTGTAAATCAATATCGAATTTCTTTCTGTCTTTTACAGAAGGTTCTAAGGTCATATAATCTCCTTGGTTATTATAAGTTACCTACGTCTACAATCTCACAAGCATCAGATGTACACGCAAATTCTTTTCCACTAGTTGTGGTATCTTCTTTTTCAAAGTCACCTAACTTAGACCAACTAATACTTGATGGCATAAGAGATTTAAGTTCTTTGTACTCTTCTTTAGAACAGTCTTGATAAGGTGCTTGTTTATATGTATGCTCAAACAAAGGTAAGAAACTTATTCCCGATACCTCATCAAAGTTTTTATAAACCCAATGACCTACCTCCATCCATTCATGTTCCTTAACAGAAATAGTAACAGAAGGTTTATGTTCACACCAATGTCTTTGATATACTAACCATAACTCTAACTGTTCTATTGCACTCATGTCAGTTCTAAAAATAGCAGAGCTAGGTGACTTCATAGGAAAACTAAAAACAGTTACTGTATCTCGTTTAGTTATATCAGGTTCATTAGGTATTCCTTCACTCTTTAAAAACTCTGTGATAGGGTCTTTGTTTGCACCTCTTACAGTTCTAATATAATACTTGCTATGTCTTGCGTGAATACCACTAGCACTATCTACTAGCTGTGATACTGTACCACTAGGTTTAACACAAGTTATAGCAGCAGACTGTGGTATGTTTAACATCTCTGCATATTCTTTATTAGTATCTATAGCTACTTGTTTTAAAGAGTCTAACATTTCTGCTAGGTACATATCTTTTTTATTTAGGAGAGGGCTATCTAAAATACCTGTTAGTGAAACACCTAACAATCTTTCTTCCTCAGTATTGTCTTTCCATATCTTACGTAGGTATTTAAAGTCTGTAAGAGTAGATTGAAATGTACCAAGTATAGTAGCTATACGTACTTTATTTTCTAGGTCAGAATAGTCATCTGTCTCACGAGCTACAACCTCAGATAAATTACAAAATTGATATGGTCTTAGAATAATTTCACTGCAAGGATTACAACCAAAATCATATTCTGTTTTACGTCTACCATTCTTAGCAGCTTGTTTAACAGCCGCTTGTCTATTGAAGATACCACGCTCACCTGATTGACTTTCATAAAGAGATAACCATTCTCTCATAAACGTACCCATCTCAGGTTTATCTTTGTAAGCAACAGAGTTATTTGACAATGCTCTTTGCCCTTCATTCTCCCACCACTGTCCTGACTTAGCGTGTCTCATTTGGTCATCATTTAAATTAGATAAACTAATTAATGCTGAACGTCTTACACCACCAGCAACAACAACTTCACCTATCTTACACATGATGTCGTGACACTCTATCGGATATAGCTTTCTACCTCTAGCCTTCTTAAAAGTATTGACAGAGAATTTATATAAATCAACTAGTGGTTCAGGACCGGATGCCCTACCACCAAATGTTCTAAGTCTAGCACCAGCAGGTCTCACATCATCAACATCAAATATAGGAACTTGACCAACATATAACATAGCAAGTAACTCACGTAATGCTCTTGCCCAACCTGACCTAGAATCAGCAACTTTAATAACAGTTGTGCTATCTTCAAAGTGTTCATTTACAGTGGGTAGTTTCTCAATGTTTCTTCTTTCAACAGAAAAACCTACACCCGTACCACACATAAGTATATACATAGTTTCGTCAAATGCCCTAGGACTATCGACAGGAACATAGCTACAATTATATCCAGCAACATTACACTTATCTAGTGCAGTTCCTGCAGTCATCAATGCTCTCATAGATGGCATAACATTCAAAGATAATATCGCTTGTTTTAATTCTGTTTCTAAATCTGCACCCATTTCAAAACTGTGTTTATTCTTTAGCTCTTTATCTATGTACTCAACGTATCTATCTACAGTTTCATCCCACGTTTCTCTTCTCTGTTCATTGTCTTTCCATCTAGCATAGCGTGATAAAGCTATAAAATTTTGATAGTCTGTTGGTAGTTGTTTCATATTTCCTCCGATGTTACTCTAATTGTTTTTAATTTTACACCATCAATTTCATATATAAAATCTCTAATGTTGTCTTCAAATTCCTGGGCAACGTCACCGTCACTAGGTGCTACATATTCTTCATCATCTATTTGTACATTAATATGTATTCTTATTCTTTTCATCTTGCCCTTAACCATTCAATTAAAGACGTTAGATACCACTGTGCTTTTTCTAAATCTTCTATACCATTCTTATTCTCATACCTCCACATATATTTAATTAGATTACCTTGTATATAGTATTTGTAGCCATCACCAGTAGCAGCTTTGATTGCATCTATACATTCTATAGATGATTCATTGTAGTGTGGTGGATGGTTTACCATATCACGTTCTTTTACAGAGTCTGTTTCAAAAGTTATTAAGTCTTTTATAGATGCCATATTAAGCACTCCCTTCAGTTTCAGTATTTAGTTTTAACTTTACTACATTAGAATTACTACTATGCTTCTTTAAAACTTTTGAAGCATACGTATTTAAAACATTGTATATATATGGGTCACTCTTCATAGCAGGTATAGATGCTAGTACCAACTCAACAAAGTATTCTAAGTCTGATGTAGATTCATCACTAAGAGTATTATCACTAGAAGATATAGCAAACAACTCTACATTACCTGTCCATTCTCTATCTTCTATTTCAGGTCTGATACGTATTACAATGTCACTTTTTTTTATTGGGGAGTTTTCTTCCATTAACTTTCCTATTTATTTTTGCGTTTTTAAATCTTATAAAAGATGGATAAAATATTTTACCTTTTTCTTTTAACCAATCTTCAGGTATAATTCTATCATAATATCTAAACCCATACTTTATACACCATTCACCATAAGATGACTTAGCACCCTTACGTAACTTAGTTCTACTGTTAGTAAATACAAATCGTATATCTAACTCAGGGTGTTGTTTATTTATTGCTATATGTTTTCTTCTATCTGCCGCTAAAAATCTTCCCTTTGTCTCTATTATTATTCCATTGTTTAACACAAAATCTGGGGTATAGGTGCGATATGAAAGGTCTTCCCACTCTATCTTAACTTTCTCATATAGAAATTTTACTTTATGTTCTGTAAGATAAGTAGCAACTATATCTTCCAACCCACTCCTATACCCATTTTTACGTGCCATTTGGGTAGCACTGTATGCCGACATTAGAAATAAAATTTAAAAGGATAATTTGATGTCGAGCTATGCCCATAACCTAGAGCATCCATCTCTTCACGGATTAATTTCTCAGCTTCTTTACGTCTCTCTAAAGCATTTCTTAATCCTTCAGTTTTCCTTTCCCTATATTCTTTTTTCATATCATATAGTTCTTTTTCTTTTTC